CAGAGATTGAGGCTCTGTTCATGGCGAACAACCCCACCCTCACAACGGCACAGAAGCAGGCATACAGCCACTTGTTCCAGCAAGTGAGCAAGGAGCAGCCTATGGGTAGTGACGTAGCACAGGAAGTGCTATCAAAACTATTCCAACAGGTGGTGGGCGAAGACATTGCCAACCTTGGCTTTGACTATGTAAATGGTAGCAAGTCTAGCCTTGACCCACTACGTCAGATGCTTGAGCAATACGGTGATGACTTCACTCCCAACCTCAAGGTTGAGTGGGAGGACATTGACCTAGATACAATCATTGCAATGACTGACCTTGAGTCACAGTGGACATTCAACATCCCTACGTTGACACGTAAGGTTGAGGGCATCAACGCTGGTCACCTCATTGAGGTAGGTGCTAGACCTAACACAGGTAAGACATCCTTTCATGCCTCACTTGTGGCTGGGCCTAACGGCTTTGCATGGCAGGGTGCTAAGGTAGTTGTACTGTGTAATGAGGAAGGCTACCACCGTGTAGCTCACCGCTACATCACGGCAGCCACAGGTATGGACAAGCACGAGATCGTTAAGAACAAGACACAGGCTATGGCAATCTTTGCCAAGATACGTGACAAGATCATGTTCAAAGATGCAACGGGACGTGACATGAACTGGGTTGAGTCGGTGTGCAAGTCATACAAACCTGATGTAGTTATACTGGACATGGGTGACAAGTTTGCACGTACCGCTGGCTTCTCACGACCTGACGAAGCACTCAAGGCTAACGCTATTCATGCCAGACAGATTGCCAAGCAACAAGACTGTGCAGTATTCTACATGTCTCAGCTATCGGCAGAGGCAGAGGGTAAGGTTGTACTAAACCAAGCCATGATGGAGGGTTCACGTACAGGTAAAGCCGCAGAGGCAGACTTGATGATCATGATCTCCAAGAACCCTACAGTTGAGGGGCAGGAAGAAGAAGACAACCAACGCCACATCAACGTAGTTAAGAACAAGTTGTCCGGTTGGCACGGTATTGTACACACCGACTTGGAGTACAAGATTGCACGGTATGTATCATGATTGACGTATCAACCCTAATAGAGATTGGGTTCACGTTGTGTATAGGTTTCATACTTTGGGATCAGCACAAGCAAAGAGAGAATATGGCTACGTTCCAGCTGGCATTACTGGAAATGATAGATAAACACAATCAACTTGCAGATGTAGTAGTTGAATTAGACGAAGCACTTGAGGAAGTAGAGGAGGCGATACAGTGATCACACAAGAGGACATAGACGCCTTTCGTGATATGACGGAAGATGGAGCACAAGATGGTTACGTATACGTAATTACAAACAAGGCTTGGCCTGAGTGGGTCAAGATAGGCAGAGCCATTGATGCAAACGATAGGTTGCGTAGCTATCAAACCAACTCACCACTGCGTGATTACTGGATTGTGTACTCTCAATACTTTGATGATGTCAATGCAGCTGAACGCAAGGCACACTTGATTGCTGCACGAATGACAGGTAAACCGTGGAACAAGGTTGATAACGGTGAATGGTTCAGACTAACGGAGCAACAGGCTAGAGAAGTATTGAAGGAGGTGACACGTGACTAATACAGTATGGATATTGTTGTGGCTTGTCTTAGTACCAGAGAACGGCGTTAGATATTATCATTTGGGTACATATGACAATGAAACCTTATGTAAGACTGGACTGAGAGACGCATCAGTCATGGTCAACGACAAGAATGAAACGGTAGAATGTATTGGGGTACAGGTAGATGATTAAAGCGACATATATCAACCATATGGGCAATGACCTGACGGTAGCTAACGCAGCACGTGTGTCATTTGGTAAGACATCTGAGATGGAAGACGATCCTTGGGGTCCACCTAAGCTCAAGGCCAAGGATGATAAGCTGATCCGTTACCTTGCCAAGCACAGGCACATCAGTCCATTCGGGCATTGCTTCGCCAGCTTCCACGTCAAGGCTCCGATCTTTGTAGCACGACAGCTAGTCAAGCATAAGTTTCTGCGTTGGAATGAGATCAGCAGACGGTACGTTGATGATAAACCTGAGTTATACATGCCTGATGTGTGGCGTGGACGTAGTGCTGACAAGAAGCAAGGCTCTGAGGGTGTCGTTGATGTAGGTGACTGGGGTGATACTAACTGGGCATGTCTCAAAGCCTACAACGATCTTCTTGAGCATGGTGTAGCCCCAGAGCAGGCCCGTATGGTACTGCCACAGTCTACTATGACTGAGTGGTACTGGTCAGGTAGTCTTGATGCCTTCGCTGATATGTGCAACCTTAGATGCAAGCCTGACACACAAGCAGAGACACGAGAGGTAGCACGACAGATTGACCACAAGATGATTGAGCTATTCCCTGTGTCATGGGATGCACTAACGGAGGATGAAGATGGCTAAACTGTATGATCTAGAGCCAATGATATTGGACTGTTGGCGTGTATGTAATGACCTTGAGGTGGTGTTCAAGCAGATAGGTGATGGTGAACGTGAGCCTACGCACGATGAGATGATGAACACCTTGATGGGTATGCAGCAGCTATACGAGTGGAAGTTTGAGCAGCTGTTCTTCAAGTATGAGGAGATACTCCGTGACAGACAATGAGTGGCCTATGGAGGCAGACTTTAGCGACATCAGACCTATGACACCAGAGGAACGTAAGGCATCTAAAGATCGTGACGAAAAGAATAAGTGGCGCAAGTGTGTTAGTTGTGGTAATGCAAGTAAGGACACGTGGTGTGGGTTCTGTCTGGAGGAAGAGTAATGATAAACAGTGAATGGAGACGCTTGATGAAAGAGCATGAAGACTTTGAGGAGACGGTAATGGCAGAGCATACACCAGACAACGTGAACAACCCACCGCACTACGGTAAGGGTAAGATAGAATGTATTGACTACATCGAAGACTTCCTAACCAAAGAGGAATACATTGGCTACCTACGGGGTAACATAGCTAAGTATCTACACCGCTGGCGTTACAAGAACAAGCAAGAAGACTTGCTAAAATCGCAGTGGTATTTAGAACGTTTAATTCACCTACAAGGTAAGGAGTAACTGTAGTATGAACACACCGACACAAAGCATAGAGATCAAGTTGTACAACGCAATGCTTGAGAACAACCTTTCAGTAAACGAGGCAGTTGAGGCAATGAAAAGATACGCAAATGATAAAGAGTTTGAAGAGGCTCTTGACAGAGTATACAAGAATGATACATACATAACGGATGAATGGGACGTTTGGTCCTAGTACGAGGAGAATACATGAGACACCTAACACTTGACGTAGAAAACACAACGGTCAAACGCAATGGCAAGTTACACCTTGATCCGTTTGAGCCAGAGAATACGTTGGTGATGGTAGGTATGTTAGAGGACAACGGTGTCGAAACCATTGTCACGTTTGATCATGCAGACCATGCACCTACCCCCAATGGTCACCGCATTGTACAAGACGCACTGGACAACACGTCCTTGCTCATAGCACACAACGCACCACACGATCTTCTGTGGTTGTGGGAGTCTGGCTTTACCTATGATGGTAACGTATATGACACTATGCTAGGTGAGTACGTACTACAACGAGGGCAGAAGCAACCGCTATCCCTTGAGGCTTGTGCAGAGCGTTACGAACTTGCAACAAAGAAACAAGACACACTAAAGGAGTACTTCAAGAATGGATATTCCACACGTGATATACCTCACGATGAACTGTCGGAGTATTTGTCACACGATCTACATGCAACTCAACAGTTGTATACTACTTTGCAGACGAAGTACGAGGAATGCACTTCACTAGTGCCAACCATAGAGTTGACCAATCAATTAGCTATACACCTTGCACGTATCTATCAACGTGGTTTCAAGGTAGACTTGACTGCACTTCACAAAGTTCGACAGGAGTTTGAGAGTGAGCGCAACATGCTAAAGATTGCACTTGAGGAACAGGCTGCAGACCTTATGGGTGACAGACCTATCAACCTCAACAGTCCAGAGCAATTGTCTTGGGTAATCTACAGCCGTAAGCCAGATGACAAAAAGGTTTGGGCAGACTTGTTCGATGAACGCATGTCAGACTCTGAGTATCGAAGCACTGTAAGCAGGTACAGTAAGAAGTTGTACAAGCAGAAAGCTAATCAGTGTAGTACCTGCAATGGTAGTGGTCAGACATGGAAACAGAAGAAGGACGGTACACGATATGCCAAGCCAAATAAATGCACATCATGTAACGCTTCAGGCTATACGTTTACTGATCACCGCAGTCATGTTGCAGGTCTGAAGTTCAACCCACCAAATGCTAAGTGGGTAAGTGCTAATGGCTTTGGTACTGGTAAAGACAACCTAATATTCTTGGAGGGTATTGCACGATCACGTGGTATGAAAGAGGCTGAGACATTCCTACGTAATGTTCGTAGACTGTCGGCAGTTGAGACTTACCTAAGTAGTTTTGTAGAGGGTATAGCTACTCACATGAAACCAGATGGCTTGTTGCATGTACGTTTACTACAACACCGTACAGGTACAGGCAGACTGTCAGGTGCAGACCCTAACATGCAGAACATGCCACGTGGTGGTACGTTCCCTGTGAAGAAAGTGTTTGTGTCACGATGGGAAGGTGGCAAAATCATGGAGGCCGACTTTGCACAGTTAGAGTTTCGTGTGGCTGCGTTCCTATCACAGGACAAGACTGCCATTGACGAGGTAGTCACAGGATTTGACGTACACAGTTACACTGCACAGGTTATTACAGATGCAGGTCAACCTATGTCACGTCAAGAGGCCAAGGCACATACCTTCGCTCCGTTGTATGGCGCTAGTGGTTTTGGTAGGTCAGAGGCAGAGGCTGCATACTACAAGCAGTTCACTACTAAGTACTCCGGTGTAGCCGATTGGCACAAGCGTCTTGCAACAGAGGCACTCAACACTGGAACGATAACTACACCATCCGGTAGGGAGTTTTCCTTTCCAGATGTAACACGAAGACGGTATGGGGGTGTGACATATTTCACACAGATTAAAAATTATCCTGTACAATCTTTCGCAACTGCTGACATAGTACCTATATCTCTGATATACATTGATAAGCTATTAACG